CACAAAGCACAGCAGTAATTACCTACTACAGTCTTGACGGTGACACTGCCAACATCTATGCTTCGGCAGTTTACGCTTAAAATTATGAAAAAACTACTACTCACTCTTTTACTGATTCCAACATTAGTGTCGGCACAAAAAACACCCAAAGGCGTGACCTATGACGCACAGATTGTGCGTGTCAACGATGGCGACACAGTTGTAATCGCCGCACCGTTTTTGCCACAACCACTCAAGCCTGAGTTGGCTGTGCGTGTGTTTGGTGTGGACACTCCTGAAAAAGGACATCGTGCCCAATGCCCGCAGGAAGATGCTCGTGGTCAAGCCGCTAGCGAATTTACCAAGAACGCTGTAAAAAACACAAAGAAACATCAAGTGGTATTGTACGGCTGGGACAAGTTTGGTGGTCGTGTGCTGGGTGACATGATCCTAGATGGCATCAGTCTACGTAGTGAATTGATCCGTAATGGCTTTGCCCGCGAATACTATGGTGATGCCAAACAAAGTTGGTGTCAATGACCCCAGAAGAACTTAAAAAACTTGCTGGTATAGGAGTTTACAAACCATACAACCTGCCGCCCTTGGCAGGTTCTAACATCAGTGTCACTGGCAATGAAAAAGGCAAGCTGATGAAAAAACACAACATCCGACCAGGCACACCTGAGTGGTTTCAGTTATGGTTTAGCTTGCCTTATATGACTGGCGAGCGTCCTCTTTGAGACCAAGGTACACATTCCAGCTGGGATGACGTACTCCTGTGTAAGTGCTTTTAACAGAGTTGACCAAGGCCCAGTAATTGGGTTTCACAGGTAGTTTGTTTGGGCGCCATACTTTGTTGCCCTTTTCACCGTTGCACTCTTTACAGGCAGTGACACAATTTTCCCAACTGGTAATACCGCCCTGAGCACGTGGCAGCACATGATCAATGGTCAAGTCTCTACTGTTGAACGTGTCATTGCAGTACTGGCAGGTAAACAAATCGCGTAGATACAGATTTTGTCTACTGAAACGCATGTTGCCATTTTTTCCAAACCCTTTTCGAGTCACAGCCACAGCGGGTACCCGCATCTCTAGTCGAGCACTGCGTACAGTCCAGTCATCATACCATTCCAACACTTGGATTTTGTCCAGGAAGAACAGTTTAACCGCTGTTTGCCAATCTATGGTGCTGAGTGGCAAGTAATTGACCGGCTGGTAATCCGGTGCTAGTATAAGGGTATCGCTCATAAGAATATTTATATGCTAATATTTTGGTAAGTAAATGTATGTCAAAGAGTTTAGAAGGCGTACTGGTAAAGGCTCCGCATCGGCGCCATCCTTATACCGAACAACAAATAGATGATTTTGTAGCCTGTGCAGATCCTGTCACAGGGCCGCAGTATTTCATGAGCCATTTCTTCTATATTCAACATCCTTTGCATGGCAAGATGTTGTACCAGCCTTATGAATTTCAAGATCGGCTGATAGAAACATATCACAATTATAGATTCTCTATCTCCATGATGCCTAGGCAAACGGGCAAATCAACCAGTGCCGCTGGGTACTTGTTATGGTATGCTATGTTTGTTCCTGATTCAACCATACTTGTGGCTGCTCACAAGTACCTGGGCGCACAAGAGATCATGCAACGTGTTCGCTATGCCTATGAAGCCTGTCCAGACCACATTCGAGCCGGTGTAACAAGTTATAACAAAGGATCTATAGAATTTGACAATGGATCACGTATAGTAGCACAAACCACTACAGAAAATACCGGTCGTGGTATGTCTATTACATTATTGTACTGTGACGAGTTCGCATTCGTTCGACCCACCATTGCCAAAGAGTTCTGGACTTCTATCACTCCTACACTGTCAACAGGTGGTAAAGCTATTCTCACATCAACTCCTAACTCAGACGAAGATCAGTTTGCGTTGATTTGGAAAATGGCCAACAAGCTAGAAGATGAGTATGGCAACCCTACAGAAATGGGTCAAAATGGATTCAGAGCATTCCGAGCATTCTGGAGAGAGCATCCTGACAGAGATGATGCTTGGGCCGCACAGCAACGTGCCATACTTGGAGAAGAACGATTCCGTAGAGAGATGGACTGCGAATTCATCATTGACGATGAAACACTAATTGCTCCTACTAAATTGATTGATCTAACATCTCAAGACCCGTTGTACAAAACAGGACAGGTGCGTTGGTTTAAACGGCCACAACCAGGCAACATATATGCTGTGGCTCTTGATCCCAGTCTGGGCACTGGTGGCGATCCTGCGGCAATACAGGTATTTGAAGCCAACACCACAGAGCAAGTAGCGGAATGGCGACACAATAGAACAGACATTCCGAGCCAAGTACGTATTCTTGCTGATATTTGCAAACACATCAACGAAACTGTAAAAGACAGTAAAAGTATCTACTTCACTGTGGAAAACAACACCATTGGTGAAGCCGCACTAATTTCCATAGCAGAATACGGCGAAGAAAACATACAAGGATATTTCCTCAGTGAGCCCAACGGTGGAGGTAGTCGTAGATACCGCAAAGGATTCAACACCACAAATAGACCCAAACTAGCGGCCTGCGCCAAGCTCAAGAATCTAATAGAAACAGGACGTATGAAAATACATTCTGCTAGTCTTGTTACAGAGCTCAAAAACTTCATTGCTTACGGAGCAGGATATGCGGCCAAAGCAGGAGAAACTGACGATCTTGTCATGGCCACAATCTTGGCTGTGCGTATGATGCAACTGCTACAAAGTTATCACCAGGAACTAGATACACAACTGCGTGATCACAGCGATAACATGATAGAACCCATGCCTTTCGTAGCTGTGTTCTAATAAATACATTACTATGAGTCAATCTAATACAGCCGCACAACAACTTTATGATCTACTGGTATCCAGAGATTTTGACCCTGAAGCACTAGATGCCACAGGCAAATCCGCTGACAATCCTGCTGATGCTGAAATCATCAGCTTTGACTACAAAACCGATGAAAAAAACTACGGTGCTGTGGTTCTTGTGCTTGACGGCAACAGCAATTTAGATATCTATTTTGGTGACAACATGGGTCGTGCCATGGAAGGCGATGATCGCAGTGAGTGGTACGATTTTCTTTATCTAGTGCGTATGTTTGCCAAACGCAATTTGTTGACATTTAGCCTTAAAAATTTGTCAAGACTCAAATACAACATGAAGACCATGGCCGCTGTAAAAGAAAGTATCTTTGAAGGCTATTATGGCACACGCAAGATTAGCTACAGCGATCAACCGCAGAAAACAAGACTGCGTATCAAACATAGCAAGGACCTTGAAGAAGGTGAAGCAAGATATCGCAACATTGAAAGCATCTATGTTGAAAACGCACAAGGCGAAAGATTCAAAGTTCCTAGCCGTAGCCTGATGCATGGCCGTATGATGGCACGACATGTGGCCGAAGGCGGCAATCCTTACGATGCATTTGGTCAGCACATCAACGAAATGGTTGAAGAAATGCACACCCTGGCCAATTTTGTCAGAGCATCCAAACACAAAAATTATCAAGGCGATGCCACACACATGGTAGAGTCTGCTGTACGTCACTACGCTGATCTCAAAGCCAAGGCCAAACGCATGATTGGTCGTCGCGGCTATCATGAAGCACGTGAACAGTTTGATCCTGCAGAGATTACCCCAGTGAACGAAGCAGTGGAAACAATTAGAGAATTATTTGTACAACATACATTGGATCCTCGCATAGAACAAGCATTGCCATTGTTGGTTCGATTACAACAACCATCAATCAAAGAAGCTGACCAGTTTGAATCATGGGCAGACAAGATCATGGAAGGTACTTGGGCACTGCCAGACACTCCTGAATCTGTAAAAAAATTACAAGATCTAATGAACCAGGACCTAATAGTTGGACCAGATGCTACCAATGCCACAGAACAATTATACGATCTAGTTGGCGATGATGTGTTGTTTGACATACTAGAAGACATTGCACTGATCAATCCTGATGCCAATGTTTGGGATGATGATCGTGTACAAAAACGATTTGCTGAGCTTGGCATACCCATGGCAGATATCACAGACCAAGCAGACTTTGACAACAACTACGATGCGCAAGACTCTGACACACAACAAGTAAAAGAAGGCTCTTGCAACATGACTCGTGAAGGAACAGAATGTCCTGTGCATGGCATGAACGAGTGTGGCATGTACGAAAACAAAACAGAGCTAGAAAGAATTAGATCACTTGCCGCGGTACAATGAATCACTACCGTGTAAATTCCCAGCTTTGGCTCACTGATAATTTTTTCTCCCCAGAACGTTTTGCGGAGATTAAAAATCTTTATCGCAACAATCGTGTGCCATTTACCATGCAGTACGACAACAGGTTATTGACTCCTTGGGATTCTACGCCTGAGTTACAAGAGATAGTACAACAAGAAACTGAACAAATATCAACCATAGTGGGACAACCTCTGCTGCCACAAGTGGCCTATGTCAGTATTGATCTAGCTGGCAGTTCAATCATGATGCACAGGCTACATCCTGATATCTATGTGCAAGTACAAATAGTGTTGGGCGAAACTGCTAATGCTATGATGGATTTTGCGTTTTGTCATGACGTGGAAATAAATCAAAATTCTGAACTAGACTATCAACCCAATCGCCGACTCACGAGACACGATGTAGACCTAGCACATTACCAACCTAATTCTGCTTCAATCTATGTCAATGAGCCCAGAGGATTTGTGGGCATGATTGGCCAGGTTCCACAAAATACAGTAAGAGAAGTCTTAGTACTCAGCTACACACGTTATACTGAAACACAACACTAGTTCTAGTTCCTGATCCTCTAATTACCTGATGTAGTTTTGAATCCACATTGAGATTGATATATCCGTGGTTTGGTTTTAATTCAATTTCATAGCCGGGGTCAACGTGCATGAATTCAACGCCATGGCAGGGTTGATCTGAATGAGAATGTACATCCACATACACTTGATAGGTTACAACAATATCAGTTGAATCTGAATGAGGCTGACACCCAAAGTTTGGTAAATCCAACCAGAACTTTACAATCATGAGATTGAGATCCTGACCGGTAATTTCGTTTAGACTGGGAATAATGCCTAACCCAATCTGTTGTAAACGATTGTAATCTACACCAGGCTTGAGCCATAATCTATGATGGGGGCGAGTTACTTCAAATTCGTTGCCCTCGTTGACAGTGATACTCTGTAACCATTTGAGTGTTTCAGTTGAAAAGCACTGATCAATCTCCCAACAGTTTGGCGCCACTGTTTTGACCAAACAAGTTTCGTCATATATCTTGACTTGCTGTGCAGATGTGTTATACTGTGTCATATGCTGATATTTAAGTGTGGCAACCAAAAGTCTAAACAAAAATTACCTTTTGACTTTGACATGCTAAATATCTATGCTACACTCAGTTGGGTGTATGCAAGGCATATATAGGCAATTTAAAATTTCTTGAAAGGACAATTTCTATTATGGCATCATTAGCAGAAATCCGCGCTCGACTACAAGCCGCAGAGTCGAACAAAGGCGGTAATCAACAATCAGGCGGCGACAACGCAATTTACCCCCACTGGAACATCGACGAAGGACAAAGCGCAACGCTTCGTTTTCTTCCTGACGGTGATTCAAAGAACACATTCTTCTGGGTAGAACGTGCAATGATCAAACTACCATTCAACGGTATCAAAGGTGAAATGGACTCTAAACAAGTTCAAGTTCAAGTACCTTGCGTTGAGATGTGGGGTGAGGCTTGCCCAATTCTAGCAGAAGTACGCACATGGTTCAAAGACAAAGCTCTTGAAGACATGGGCCGTAAGTATTGGAAAAAGCGTAGTTACATCATGCAAGGCTTTGTTCGTGAGAACCCACTTGCTGATGACAAGAACCCAGAAAATCCAATTCGCCGATTTATCATTGGTCCTCAGATTTTCCAAACAATCAAATCAGCACTCATGGATCCAGAATTGGAAGAATTGCCAACTGATCTGATGCGTGGACTGGACTTCCGTATCACCAAGACATCCAAGGGTGGTTATGCAGACTACTCTACAAGTAAATGGGCTCGTAAGGAGAGTGCATTGACTGAAGCAGAACAAGCCGCGGTTGAAGCACATGGTTTGTTTACACTCAATGACTTCCTTCCTAAGAAACCAAGTGAAGCTGAACTCAAAGTTATCAAAGAAATGTTTGAAGCTTCAGTGGATGGTAAACCTTACGATCCTGACCGTTGGGGTGCGTACTTCCGCCCTGCTGGTGTAGCGGCTCCGCAAGGTTCTTCCACAGGCTCTGAAACTGTAGCAGAACAAGCCGCACCAGTGGCCAAGTCCGCGCCTGTTTCTTCTACTAGTTCGTTTGATGACGAGGATTCGGCACCGGCTGCCACAGCACCGGTAGAAGCCAAGCCAACTCAAAAGGCTGAAGATATCTTGGCCATGATCCGCGCTCGTCAGACCAAGTAACAATATATACGAGTGTTCTACACAAGGGAGAATCTCCCTTGTGTATCTTTTCAAACAATAGGTGAAACATGGGTAAACCCTTTGACGTATCAAAGTTCCGTAAGGAAATTACAAAATCAATCGATGGACTTAGCATCGGTTTTAACGATCCCACAGATTGGATCTCAACAGGCAATTTTGCACTCAACTACTTAATCTCGGGCGACTTTAACAAAGGTATTCCTTTGGGCAAGGTCACTGTGTTTGCCGGAGATTCTGGTGCTGGTAAGTCGTATATCTGTTCAGGCAACATTGTCAAACACGCACAAGAGCAAGGTATCTTTGTGGTGTTGATTGACTCAGAAAACGCACTGGACGAAGACTGGCTCAAAGCCCTGGGTGTAGATACCAGTGAAAGCAAACTACTCAAGTTGAGCATGGCCATGATCGATGACGTGGCCAAAACTATTTCAACATTCATGGCCGATTATAAAGCTCTACCAGAAGGGGAACGTCCTAAAGTCATGTTTGTAATCGACTCGTTGGGCATGTTGCTAACTCCTACAGACGTAAATCAGTTTGATGCCGGTGAAATGAAAGGCGACTTGGGTCGTAAACCCAAAGCATTGACAGCATTGGTTCGTAACTGTGTAAACATGTTTGGTAGTTACAACGTAGGCATGGTAGTCACAAATCACACATACGCAAGTCAAGACATGTTTGATCCAGATGATAAAATTTCAGGTGGGCAAGGATTTATCTATGCATCAAGCATTGTTGTTGCCATGAAGAAGTTAAAGCTCAAAGAAGACGAAGATGGCAACAAAGTAAGTGATGTCATGGGTATTCGCGCCGCATGCAAGGTTATGAAAACTCGTTACGCAAAACCTTTTGAAGGTGTACAGGTTAAAATTCCTTACGAAACAGGTATGAATCCCTATTCAGGACTCACCGACTTGGCAGAGAAAAAAGGACTGCTCAAGAAAGATGGTAATCGTCTGATGTTTGTGACCAGCGATGGCGAAATTATTAAGTATTTCCGCAAAGGCTGGGAAAGCAATGAGGACGGTTGTTTAGACAAGGTAATGGCCGATTTTAAAAACCAAAAAGAAACGGTAAGTACTGAAGAACAAACAACAGAGGAGTAATAGATGTCAGTTGAATTAGCAAGTGAAATTTGGTCAGAAATAAAACGTTATGTCAACTCAGTTGATCGCAATGAAGCCGCAGAGACTCTAGTCAGTGTATTGATCGACAATGATGTGTCAGCTGAAGAAATCAAATCAGCTTTCAAAGGCGATGGAGATATCAAACGAGCGTTGGCCGAATACCTCAAAGAAGAAGAAGAGCTAGAAGAGGAAGAGGACGACGACTACGAGGACGAGTATTGATGGCAGATAAGAAATTTTTTCCTATTAAAACTGACACCGCATGTCAGTTGAAATGGAGCTGGAGTACTCTGTTGTTGTGGCAAGGTATAACAAGATCTTGTCATAGAACAGCAGATTCGGAATTAACTCCAGAAAACTTTCTTAATTTTCATAATACAGATATCAAGTTACAAAATAGACAAGCAATGCTAGAAGGCCGTTGGCCTGATAAAAGTTGCCAATACTGTAAAAATATTGAAGATCGTGGTGGCACCAGTGATCGTATGCGGATGTCAAGCATACCAAATTTGTCTCCGGATATACTATATGAGGATCCTACTGCTACTATTGTTGATCCTTCTATAGTCGAGGTATATTTCAACAATACCTGCAATCTTGGCTGCCTGTATTGCAACATGGGATTCAGTTCAGTCAATGAAGATGAAAATCGACGATTTGGTTCTTTCCAACAAGGCGGAGTGCGTTTGATTGCCAAGCCCAAAGGTCAGTACAAAAATCTTGTACCATATTTTTGGCAGTGGTTTGAGCGAGATTTTCAAAAAGTCAAACGATTGCATATCCTTGGAGGTGAGCCTTTCTTACAAAAAGAGCTATTTGAGCTATTGGATAAATTTGAACAGTTTCCAAATCCGGACTGTGAATTTAATGTGGTTACAAATCTCACGTGTTCAGAGGACACGCTAGAAAAATTCTTAGATCAATGTAGAACTTTGTTGATCAACCGATGTCTCAAAAGAGTCGACATTACTTGTAGCATAGATTGTTGGGACAAAGATCAAGAACATGTAAGATGGGGAGTGAAGCTGGACCAATGGGAAAAAAATTTTAACATTCTGATGAAACATAAATGGCTAAAAATAAACATCAATCAAACAATCACAGTTTTAACAATCAGATCCATGCCTGCTCTACTGAAAAAATTAAAAGAGTGGAACAAAGTACATCCAATAGGACATTTTTTCAGTGAAGGTGAACCTTTGATAGAATGTCTTGAGATTGACCTATTAGGGTATGAAGTGTTTGAAAAAGAAATTAAACAGATACTAGACTGCATGCCTGAAAATAACAACGAAGACAAACTATCAAAAAAATATATGAGCAGTATTTTGTCAAAGATCGAAGGCACTAAACCTGATATTCGACGAATGAAGGACTTAAAAACATTTCTTGATGAAAAAGATCGTAGAAGAGGCACAAACTGGCGCCAAGTATTTCCCTGGATATTGGAAGAATTTAAAAAATGTGGTATACCCGAGTAGTAGCAAATTTAGGAGCAATTCCTGATTTCATAGCATACTATGAACAAGAACTGGACGGTGCTCGTCGTGAGTGTCGCATTGGCGGCATGGTAGAACACAATATTAAAGAGTTGCCAGGTATTACAGAGCACAGATTCAATCAACTTCAGGAGATAGAAGCTATCTTAAACTATCTCAATATACAGCTACGAAAAATTCGACGTCGCCACTTTCAAAAGTATCTAGAAGCATATCAACGTGCTTTAACATCGCGAGATGCTGAAAAATATGTAGATGGCGAGGACGAAGTTATAGACTTTGAGACTATTATCAACGAAGTAGCATTGTTGCGTAATCGCTGGTTGGGTATTATGAAAGGACTTGACACCAAACAATGGCAAATGGGTCACATAGTTCGATTACGCACAGCTGGCATGGAAGACATACAAGTCTAATATGCATCGTGCAAGACTACAAGACAATTTTATTTTCTACGATGCTTGGAGAAATCTACCATCGGAAACTCTGCGATCCACCGAGATTGATCAAGTGGTGGTCGATGATCTCAACGAGATTGGCCTAACTGTCAATGACATTAACAAATATACCTGGATAGTTGATCTAAAGCCTGAAGGCATTGATCATAATGATGTCAATCATTTGTTTTTGTTTTTAACCTCTCAAGGACTGCCACCAACACAGTTTCGCGTGGCGTTTAGTTCAGTGATAGATGTAGATCGATTACCGTACCCGGCAATTTGCTTACCCACTAGATTGATATACAACGGTAATTGGTTCATGCATTTAGAACACTATCATGTCAACTGGGCAGAGTTAGAGATCACACACAAGTTAGTGTGCCTTATGCGCAGGCCAAGCATAACTCGAGGTAATATAGCAAAACGATTGTTGTCTAAGTTTCACAAAGACGAACTCATAATAACTTTTGGAACCAACGGTGTTGAGCCAGGCAACGATATTAAACGGCTCATATGGCCACAACCTTATCCTATGATTGTAGATCGCCCAATGGCTGATCAGGTTTTTCAGCATCGTATAGATCATGATTTTTTTTATAGAGCACCTGTGAATCTTGTGGTGGAAAGCTCCAGTCAAGTTGATCCGAACACATGGCGCAGTATTTTTATCACAGAAAAAACATTCAAAGCCATGGCATGGTATCAGTTTCCACTGTGGTATGCAGTTCCTGGTCTAGTCGATCAAGTAAGACGTATGGGGTTTGATGTGTTTGATGATCTATTCCAAAATCACAGCTACGATCAAATTCAAGATCCCTGGATAAGAATGACACAGGTAGTGTTGTTGGCTAGACAAGTTTGTAATTTAGATTTAGCAGAATTAAGAAAACAACATTGGCATCGTCTTCAAAATAATGCTGAGTTGATAAAAGAGATACATACAACGGCTATTAGCCAACACACAGAAAAATTAGATGAATTGATTTATGGTAACTTTTAAAAATCCTCAAGAAAGTCATGAACACAGTTTGAGAACTCTAAACTGCTTGTACGAACACGATGATTTTATGGAAAGTGTGGGTCGGGTGGTAGATCTTGGTTGCGGCACTGATGCTCTAGATCTGCAATGGTGGGCAAGCCGTACCACTAGAGACGATGACCCTATCCCACTGAACATACAGTGTATGGGCATAGATCAAATTGACGGCATTAGACGAGAAGCAAGAGAACTCAAGATATCATATCAACGCAGTGATTTAGAAACCATACAGCAAACCAAACGTGCCTTTGACGTGGTATGGTGCCACAACACTTTTCAATACATGACCAATCCCATGCAATGCTTGGTCAATTGGAGAGGACTGTGTGCCGACAACGGTATGATGGTACTGATATTACCTCAAGCTACCAATATGGAATTTAATCGGCAAGCCTTTGACCAACAATCAGGGTGCTATTACAATCATACCATGGTCAGCTTAATACACATGTTGGCCGTTGCAGGTTGGGATTGTAGATCAGGTTTTTTCTTGAAACAGCCAAATGATCCCTGGTTGCATGCCATAGTTTATAAAAGTGATCAAGGGCCCAGTGATCCTCGCAACACTTCCTGGTACAGTCTTGCTGAAAAAGGCTTGTTACCTGCTTCTGCTGAAGAATGTATTAACAAGTACGGATACCTAAGACAACATGATCTTGTGTTGCCCTGGATAGATAAAAGCCTGAGCTGGATGGGTCACCAGTAATACCATAACCGTAATATGTGTGTATTATAAATATGCACATGAACAAAATTGTATTAGTCACCGGAGGCTTTGACCCTGTACATTCCGGACACATTTCCTATTTTAAATCAGCTCGAACCCTGGGCGACATGCTAATTGTTGGCCTAAACAGCGACGAATGGTTAGAGCGTAAAAAAGGTCGAGCATTCATGCCCTGGAACGAGCGTTTATGCATCATCAATAATCTTGCCATGGTAGATGAAGTCTACACCTTTGATGACTCTGATGGATCTGCTCGACATTTTATACAACAAGTTCGAGCGCATTACCCCCGAGCAGAATTGATATTTGCCAATGGTGGTGATCGTACAGATCAAAACATTCCTGAGATGGACGTTGTAGACCCCAATTTAAGGTTTGTGTTTGGTGTGGGCGGATTTAACAAAGCCAACTCTAGTAGCTGGATACTAGAGGAATGGCGAGCACCAAAGACAGAAAGGCCCTGGGGATATTATCGTGTGTTGCATGAACCCAATCAAAACGTCAAACTCAAAGAACTCACAGTAGATCCAGGCAAGACTCTGAGCATGCAACGCCACGAAGACCGCGGAGAAGTTTGGTTTGTCAGTGAAGGTGAAGCCAGCCTTTATACCGTAAACAGATCATCAGATGCTGAGTTACATGGCCGATACACACAAAATCAAATGATAGTTATCAATCGACGTGAGTGGCATCAACTGGCCAACGAAGGTACTGAGCCGTTAAAAGTGATAGAAATACAGTACGGCGATCGTTGCGATGAAACTGATATAGAGCGACAATGAACGATATTATTCCCATCTTTATAGGCTACGATCCTAGGGAAGCTATTGCGTATCACACCTGCGTGAACTCAATTATCAGACATGCTACTCGTCCGGTGGCCATACATCCTGTGGCATTGAATTTGTTCAAAGACTATGACGAAACACACACTGATGGTAGTAACCATTTTATCTATACTAGATTTCTAGTTCCGCATTTGATGAGTTACACAGGATGGGCAATATTCATAGACGGTGACATGATTGTACGTGACGATATTACCCAGCTTTGGAATCTTAAAGAAATAGACAAAGATGTCATGGTGGTCAAACACGATTACAAAACTCGGATGCCAGTCAAGTACTTGGGAGCAAAGAATGAAGATTATCCTAGAAAAAATTGGAGTAGTGTTATTTTGTGGAATTGTAGTAGCTTTCCTAACAGGCGACTTACGCCAGAGTTTGTTCAACAATCCACAGGTAGTTTCCTCCACCGCTTCACGTGGTTAGATGATGCTCGCATTGGTGAGTTACCACCTGAATGGAATTGGTTGCCCGACGAGTATGGTCCAAACCCTGCGGCCAAACTGTTACACTATACCCTGGGTACTCCGTGCTTTCACGAATTTGCTGACACGCCCCAAGCCGACGAATGGCACAGAGAAAGACTGTTTACAGAATATTGTCAGCAAAGGATTGATCAATGAAACCAATTGTTGTAGTTAGAAATAATCCCACTGTTGACTATTTAGAAAAATACGGACAAGGTCAGGGGCAACGAATCATGATGCTTGAGTATTTAAAATATTATAAACAATTCAAAGAGTTGGAAAAAGAAAAACCAGAAGTTGTAAGCCAGGTCAAAAAACAACGAAAGCTAGAAAAAACCAAAAGACAAGAATACAATCAGGCCATATCAATGTTGCTTGATAAAATAGTAAGCATTGAAAAACACATTGATTATTGCATGTTGTTCACTGCATCATTGCCAGATATCTTTATAGCAGATAACACAGTGACACTGAAATCATTGCGAGACATGCCAGGGCCGTATGTTGTCAGAGCCATGGCTTCTCATAAATTTATGGAAAGTGCTGTTGAAAACAAACAAGATTACATTTTTTTAGAAAACGGATATTTTGGAAATTACAAAAATTTAACCAATCTAAAAAGTAAAAAAATATGGCACAGAATTTGCATCAATGAAATGCAACAAGAAGCCATACTCCGAGTTCCGGATGATCGATGGAATCGGCTGGTTCAATTTGATTCAAAGTTGAAATGGACCGGTTGGAAAAAATCTGGTTCTAAGATATTGGTAGTGATGCCGTCTCAAAAGCCATGTCAGTATTACAATCAGGATCCTGCCGAATGGAAGGCGCAGACTATTGCCACAATCAAACAACACACAGATCGAGAAATTGTTGTCAGAGAAAAAGGCAGTAGAACTGATCGAACGCAAAAACAAACAATATACGAAGCATTAGACGACGACATTTTTTGTATGGTGACATATCAAAGCATTGCCGCAGTTGAAGCAGTGGCCTATGGTATTCCAGCTTTTACGCTGGCACCCAGTGCTGCCAAACAGATGTCATTGCAAGATTTGAGCTTGATAGAAACCCCATATTATCCAGATGAGGATTTGGTACGTCAGTGGTGCAACAGCTTGGCCTATGGACAATTTACATTAGAAGAAATGCTGTACGGTGATGCCTGGCGTATGGTAATGGAAAATCGTAATCGTGAAAAAGTTAGTTGTTAAAAGTTATCTAAACAGTCTGCCGACTCATATCAACGGTGAAGAAAAGGTCAAGGCCTTGACTTTGTTTGCTCAAGGTGCGGCATTGTCAGGTGACGACTCTGTGGCCACTAGAAGTTCAACGTATGAACCTTGTGATGTGGGTGTGATCATTGGTAATGCGTTTGGAGCCAATGCAGCCAAAACTACTCTGGCTCACTACAAGGTTCGTAAAATGGTCATAGACACACAGGAACAACTCAAGCGATATTGGTTGAGTATTGACAGCAATGTTTTTATCTACAAAGACCGAGCCAATCCTAAAAAATATCTACGCTACAGTTTCAACGGTGTGTTTCCTGCCACTGGTATCTATTGCAACGACAGCCCAGGTGAAGAGAATTGGGCCAACATGCGCAGAGACTACAACATGGATTTAAAACCTTGGCGTAATGCTGGCAGTCACATTCTTATCACACTGCAACGACCACTGGGTTGGAGCATGCGTGGGTTTGATCTAATGGTTTGGCTAGAAACAACATTTACTAAAATTAGACAATACAGCGATCGTCCCATTGTGATACGTTGGCATCCTGGGGACTGGAAGGCTTATCCTAGGTACGCTGATCTATTAAAAAAATACAATGCCACTATAAGTCCACAAGAAAGACACATAACAGAAGATTTAGTCAACTGTTGGGCGTTAGTGTGTCATAACTCAACTCCCAGCTCAGTTGCTGTCATAGAGGGCATTCCAGCATTTATCACAGACGATCCAGGATACTGTCAAGCCGGTGATGTTGCCAACAGAGATTTTAGTAAAATTGAATCTCCATGGATGCCTGACCGTGAACAATGGATTAGAAAACTAGCACAAGCACATTGGAGCTTTGAAGACACTCAAAGTGGGCGTTGCTGGGCACACATGAGAAACTGGGTCAAATCTTAATTGCGACCCTGCAACAGGTAAACTCCAATGATACCTTCAACATGGTGTTCTACTATGTTGGGAAATGAAGCTCGAACTTCTTCATCAGACCAATCGGGTTTGACATGTATTTCATATTGATTACCATGGTCAGCACCTTGTGGCAAGTAAACAATGGGAATACTGATCAGTATCCACCGAGTATGATTCAACGCAGAATCAACCAGAGCCTGTGATTCTTCTTTGGTCATGTGTTCAAGCACGTCGCCCATGAACACTAAATCCCACTGTCCTAGTTCTTGCCAAGGCAGTTGTCTAGCATCTTGATTGATCACACGATTGTATTTTTCTGTCAGTGCGTATTTGCGAATGTATGGCTCCCAAACTTCCACAGCAACCCAGTTTGATTGGGAAACAACGTCGTTGTCCTGGAATAAATTTTTATACGTTCCTTGTCCACAACCGATGTCTAATATGTTTGCGGGCTGTGTAATCAATTCTGTTATGCGCTGTTTTGTCCACGCCTTGCCATTTTTTGAACTTCTTGCCATGTTTATTCCTTGTATTTGAGTTTTTCTTTTTTAAAAATTTCTAAATCTTTACGCTGACCTTTTGCAGTCCACACATAACTGTCTTTTTTCATGTCCCAATCAATGTATTCAATTGGCAAATTTCCATATTGGTATCGCGGAACAATGGGATCCAGCACATCCTGATCAAGTCCCCAATAGATATAATCTTGCTCAATACTGGATCTCAGACTGTCTGCATATTCCTGTAAAAACTTAGCAGATGACCCAGTGGAATTTAGCCATAACCCACCTGCTAGAAATCTTGCTTTTTTTCCTGTGATATGATGTATGTAGAAATCATGTACTGTCAAAGTAGGAATGGCAGATCTTACCACAGCATCTATGTCGGCCGCAAACACTGTGGTGGTACCAGAAAACACTTCTTGCAGTCTGATGAATCTAACACAAGCATAGTAGGTTTTTCTCAGGCGTTCTGCTATAGATTGGTCATTGCTTTTTTCCATGGCAGTGTGAGTGCGCTCTAATTGTTTAGGAGTTAATCGATCAACAGGCATGGACACAAACCAGTCCAATGGTACTAATTCGTAAGTCACAGAAACATTTCGAGCACGACAGAAATCAAGCTGTGATTGAGTAGGGTTGAACACATGGATGTGTATGCCAAACAATGTGTGTTGTTGTATGCTGTTTATAAATTCTTGCCCAAACTCAGCAAAATAGTCACTGTCGCAAGCGGCATAGATAAACGGGCCAATTTGAGTACAAGTTCCTTCACTGGGTGGTATATTCATAGTTAAATATTTAACCTTATGCGTATAGCCTACTTTCCTTCTCAGTGTGCCCAAAACAGTGTGCTAGTCATGCAGGCCATGTTGGATAGTCTACGACGTGCTGGTCATACCATTGAACAAAACAGTTATGATTGTGATGCGGCCATTATATGGTCGGTGTTATGGGCAGGCAGAATGACAGCCAATCAGGCAGTATGGTCACACTATAGAAGTCTAAGTCGTCCAGTTGTTATCATAGACATAGGTGCTTTGTATCGCGGTGAAACCTGGAAGATAGCTGTAAATTCTATCACTGCCAATGGCTATTATGGACACACAGAAAACTTGGATTGGGACCGTCCTCGTAAGTTAGGCATTAGCATAGCATTGAATTTCAGCACCAATCCTAGGATAATCATTGCCGCACAACATGCCCGCAGTCAGCAGGTAGTAGGTCTGACTAGCATAGAAGGCTGGGTGGTGGATCAGGTTGAACAATTACGAAAAGTCACAGATCGCCCTATTGTGGTACGCCCACATCCTCGCAGTGCCTTGAATTGGGCTGGCCTGGTACATTTGCCCAAGGATGTTGTGATAGAGACACCCGTTAAGGTAATCAATACCTATGATAGCTACAACTTGGCCTTTGATTGCCATGCCATGGTTAACTATAATTCAGGGCCAGGCATACAGGCCGCACTTGCAGGAACTAGGCCCATAGTTGATGCCAGCAGTCTGGCCCATCCGGTAAGTATAACCATGAACAACATTGAACAACCTTACACTGTAGATCGCGATCAGTGGCTGGTAGAAATCTGTCATACAGAATACACAGTAAACGAAATTAAAGAGGGAATGTGGCTAAAACGAATAGAATCAGCACTGCACCCGAAGTAGTGGACTGTGCCTGCCTCATACATGATGTAAGATATGATTGGCAGTATGTTGACCGACTTTATAACAGTTTGTGTCGAAATCTCACTCCTAAGGTACGCATGCATGTGTACACAGAAAAACACAGAATAATCCCAGCACACATGATACATCATGAATTGCACGAATGGCCTGGAATTCGAGGGCCCAAACAATCCTGGTGGTACAAAATACAGTTGTTTGATCCAAGATATCATTCGGGCCCAATGATGTATTTTGATCTCGATACAGTAATAGTCAACAACATTGATTGGATTTGGCAGTTGCCCACAGACCGGTTTTGGGCGGTGCGAGATTTTAAATATTTGTTTCGCCCTGGCCGACAGACCATCAACTCATCAGTGATGTGGTTTGATCCTGCACAGTGGAATCGTGTTTATCAAGAGTTTGATTACGAAGATGTTTCACAGCGTCGTGGGCGATGGCACGGCGATCAGGATTTTATCCAGGAAAAAATACCCCCTAGTAGAGTTGGATACTTTGACATCAATCGTGTAAAAAGCTGGCGCTGGGAACTGCAAGAAGGTGGCTACGACTTCAAAACAAAAAAGCATAGGAATCCCGGAGAATCTGCAAAAATATTAGATCCTGCTAGTATACTGGTATTTCACGGTAACCCTAAACCACACGAAGTAGCAGATCCCATGATCCTGCGGCATTGGGCGTAATTGTATAAATATCTACGTGCATTTCGGACACGACTGTTTTGCACTTTGATTAGACCGGGCTGTGCTCTGCTCTCAAGCGGCTAGCCTGATGTCGTGTAGATTTTAAAAGCTAGAAAATCTAGTAAAAAGAGAGATTATTATGCAACTTATTTTTAAAGGGCGTGTTTTTGCAACGCCATCGGCCGTGACAATTTTAAAAAACGGTGTTGAGATTTTTTCAGGGCAAGTTGGCACAGGACAACCACTTGATACAGAAATTACTCTATACACAAATGAAATTCCATTGCCTTCCACTGCAGAAAATTTAGCGTTGTCAATGTCAGTTACTTCAGGCGTAATTTCCTGCGGTGATGTTCAACTTTATGTGCCTGAATTTACTCCCCCAGAGTATGTTTGGCCATCAAGCCTCGAAGGAACAGATCTCAGAACCAACATTTTAATCAATGGGTCTCTGCCAGACTGGCCTGCTACTCCAGTGGACCCAATGCCCGGCGGTAATGAGGCAAATCCAGACTGGCAAGGTTGGTTTTTTGAGCTAGCCGCTGGCGAAACAATTACTTTTAATGTGGCACAGCCAGCATACAAAGTAGTTTAAGACTCAATCTTTGGATTGTTGTTAAACCCGCTCAGAGCGGGTTTTTTTTGAGCAAATAATAAAAATCTATACATATACGAAACAAGGAATGTCATAATGAAATTGCAATTAAAAGGACAAGTAATCGATGCTCCGGTGTTAATAACAGTGTCGATCAATAAAGAACAAGTCTTTTTGGGATCTGTAGATCAGCAGTTAAACAACGAAATAACCTTTTTTGAATACGAGCACAAAGCGCAGTCTGTACCGACAGATCCTATTGTAATTGATGTTTTTGTTCTGTCTGGCATTCTGAGTGTCGGCAGTGGATTGATATGGGTAGATGATTTTGAACCCACAGCTCCTGGATTTTATACTCCGCGAGATAATCACAGACACACACCAAGTCCTGAAATTGATCACAGACAGAATATTTTGATCAATAACATTGCTCCTAAAATGCTACCAGACGTATTAAATTACAATGGATGGTTCTTTGAACTAGCAGAGAAAGAAAATATAAGTTTTGAAATTGTGTTTCCGTATTGGCCAAAAACAGGTGAACGACTTCCATTCTGTCATGGAGATGTTGAAAATAACAATCTACAGTGGTATGATGCAGATGGCAACAAAATTGACAGTGACCCACTGGGCGAGGACTTTTGGATTGCCAGACAAAACGGGGTTGACCAATAAATCCTTTTCTCATACAATACAAAGATACTAAATTATAGCAGTTTCTGATCCGTTGCAAAAAAACAACACCAAAAAATAGGGGATTTTTGCCCAGGTTGATCAGAAATAGCCATTTTGCTATAATACTTGTATAGTAAGTAAGAAATTGTAGCAAACGGTTCCAAGTTGACACAAAAAGAGAACCTGCATACAATATTGTTTTGTAACGTCATTTTAGGAGCAGACTAAATGAGCACAGTTCGTATCATTCGCGGTGTATATCGCAATCAGCCAGTTACCAATGCAACTTTTGCCTTGGTGAAAGATTTCCAAACCAGTGGCAAGGGCAATTTTGTTACCGTGGCCAATGGTGATTATTTTCCGGGTTTCCC